ACAACGCCAGAACTAGGGTAAACAGGCCAGATTATGGCACTTGTCCACCGTCCCACGAATGTAACAGTCTAGTCATGTCTCATCTTGTGACATCCCCCTCTCTCCCCATGTAATAAGCATTGCATGTGATGCTGAGCGTCAGGTGGTGCCGGGCCGATACCCAAAGACGGGGGGTGGGGTAGGTAAAAACGGGCACCTCCCACTCCTTCCGCCACTAAAGGCCCTCCCTCAATTTTGCCCCTCACCACTAAAAGGAGCACCTGTGAACTGCGACTGCTGCAAGAAGTCCGATGCCGATCCGGTCGAGTGGACTCATGTAACGAACGGCACCGAGCACCTTCACGCCTGCTCCCCGAACTGCACCTGGAAGCTGGAGCTGCGTCTTGGTACCCAGGCCAGCCCAGACTAGGACGCTTGTTCGCAGGCCACCGGTCAAGCGCCTGTGGCACTTCCTCCACATTCCTTGTCCGCTTTGCGTGCTCCACCTCGGAGGGAGATGAGTGGCTGAAACCCTGCTCGATGAGGTGGTCTTTTCCACCCTGACTAGAACCCCCCGTTGGGACGACACCCAGGGCAAGTACATCTGGGAAGCGAAAGCCCCAGAACCAGACTCAGAGCCTGAGCCCCCTCGTCCTCAAGACCTTCCCGGCTCACCACATCCGTCTGATCCAAAGGAAGACCCCCGGACGCTGACGTTCAAGGATGTCTACCCGGCCTACGGGTACCACCGTGAGGGCAGCGCCAAGGACGACCCGCTGTTGGGGTTTGATCCCGAGTCGAACGAGCCGGAGTCTGACAAGGTCGAGCCAGATTTCAACGACGATCAGTCCAACGCCATTCTGGATGCCCTGCCGGCGGAAGTCCCGGCGTACATCAAAGCCATCCTGCTGCTGCTTCTAGGGAGGAACCATGGCCGATCAGAAACAGATTGACCTTGCCCTTCCGGTCCGCGTTGTGCTCACCGACACCACCGGAGTTCCTTCCTCAAACACCGCTATCACCATTGCCGACAACGGTGACGCTGCCGAGGGCGCGACCACTGATACCGCATGGGTCTCGGGGGCGGGCACGGTCATCGGATTGCTCAAAACCATCGGCTCCCGGTACATCTCCGAGATGGCCTACGACGGGGCGAACAACCTGATCTATTTCGGTCAGGCCGATCCCGGCACCGCGACCAGCGCCGCCGCGTGGCAGGTTCGGTCCTTCACCTATGTCGGCGCGAACCTGACCGCTGTGCTGTATTCCAACGGCTCACGCGCCTTCAACGCCATCTGGGACAACCGCGCCTCACTCTCGTATTCGTAAGGAGGGGAGTTCTTGCTGACCAAACGGTCCCGTGAGGGGTACCTGCTCATCGACAACCGGCACGCTCCCGGTCCCGATGGAACCACCTTCCTCGAAGCCGCAACCATCACCTGCAACCACTGTCAGCGGCAGATGATCCGCAACCCAGAGCGCAAGCGCGAGCGCGAGTGGTGCTCCAACTGCGACCGCTACATCTGCGATCCCTGTGGCGCGATCCGCAAGATCGCCGGATGCAAGACCTTCTCCGCGATGCTCGACGAAACGGACAAATTGATTATCAAAAAGGAACAACTCAATGGCTAATGCCGCTGAGGCCATCAGCCTCGTCACCGCTCTCGCGCGTGACTACAACCTGAACGAAACTTCCGCGAACGAAATCATCAAGCGAGTGACTGAGTCGCTCAATAAGAAAGAGGCATAACCGTGGCTAAATGGTCCTTCTCGAACCCCGTATGGACTCCGACCGCAGTAGCCGACACAGCAGCGATGACCGCGAACGGTGCCTGCTTCCTTGGTGGTGGCAGCGCGACACAGAAACTTCTTGTCTCCGAGGTCTACCTCGGCGGGCAGGGTGGTGCCTCGACCCCGACGTTCATGGTCCTTGCCCGTGACTCGACTGTCGCGGCGACTGCGATCACCCTCGGCACGAACGGCAAGAACGCCCCGCTCGACCCGTTCACCGCTGCGCTTGCGCTGCCGCAGGTGACTGGCTTCTCGGCTACCACGATGCCCCAGCGAGCCGCGACGTTGCATCTCATCCAGCTCTCGTTCAACGCCTTCGGCGGCATCGTCCGCTGGGTCGCCTTCCCCGGTGAGGAGATCACCGTCTACGGCACCGCCACGAGCATCGGTGAGGTCAGCCTCTCGGCCTTCACTGGTGGCACTCCCGGCGCCCTCGCGTCCCACATCGTCTATGAACCGTCTTAAAGTCGTACAGGTCTAGACCCTAGATGGCCTCGCCCGCGTATCGTGCATCGACCAACGTAGCGGGCAGCGCCGCCGCGAACCTCACGCTAACCAAGCCCACCGGCACCGTCGATAACGACATCCTCATCGCGGTCATCGGCAAGGACGACAACGTCGATCCGACCGCCCCGACCGGCTGGACCCTTCTCGCTTCGGGCAAGCCTGTCGCCGCGAACGCCTGCTACATCTACTGGAAGCGGGCCGCATCCGAGGGCGCGTCTTGGGTCTGGACCTTCGCCTCGGTCTGGCGCGAGGGTGTCGTCCTTGCCTACTCCGGCGTGCCCACGACCGGCAACCCGTATGACCCCGACCCGCTCGCCGCGATCGTCACCAATGCATCGTCGGCTGGTCTGGCGACCAACGACAACACGACACTCACAGCAGACACCACCTCAGTCATCATCCACAGCAACGAGACCGGGAACACGTGGTCCGCTGCACCGACTGGCTACACCCGCCGAGTCACCAGCTTCGGTGGCACGACCGGCGAGGTCTGCGTCAACGATAAGGCGTTCGTCGGTCCTGGTGCGGTCGGGACCGCAACCCAGTCCAACATCCAGGCCGGTGGTGCGACCGCGTTCATGTTCGTGCTCCGCTCTGTCGCCGCCGGTTCCGCCACCCTCCCTCCCGGTCAGTCCACTCTCGACTCCAAGATGCCGGTCAAGCGCCTGTGGCGGGGGATGCGCGAGGCCGATGTCGATGCCTCCGAGTTCTGGCTGCTCAAGGACAAGCAGTTCGGTGTGGTCGGGCAGACCAAGACCTACGACTGGCCCAACCCCAGAGGCTACGTACCAAACATCACCCTCAAGACCTGGACGAACTCCTACACCCTGGGTCTGATCGGAAAAGACACGTTCTTCGGGGCTCCGGGCATGGCCCCGGACTACGACTATCCCAATCCGAGGGGCTACGTCCCGAACATCACCCTCAAGAGTCATATCTGGAACCCGCTCCAGACCCTGCTCAACGTCATCGTTGCGGCCAACCCGTTCGCCCAACTCAGTTGGCCCAACCCCATGACAAAGTTCTGGGAGGCCGGGGTCAGGACATGGCGGCAGGACAAGCTGACCAACGTGCTGGCGGGGCAGGATCAGTTCTTTGGCGCCGCAGGGCAACCGCCTGCGAACCTGGACTGGCCTAACCCACGGGGGGTCGTTCCACCCATTGGTCAAAAGACCTGGATATGGACGACCATCAAGTTCCTCGGTCTGGACACATTCTTCGGCGCGGCGGGTCAGCCGCCACCCAATGCCGACTGGCCCAATCCGCAGGTTCCAACCCGACCCATCATGCAGCGAACGTGGCTCGTCAACCTCCTGAGCAACACGCTCGCTCAGGTCATCACCATCTTCCCGTTCAATCTTCTGGACTGGCCGGTCACGCTCGGCAAGACACCCAATCCCAGTCTCAAGACCCACATCGACCCGCTCAAGACGAACCTCATCGGGCAGGACATGTTCTTCGGTCTCGCCGGCCAGCCGCCAGCGAACCTCGACTGGCCCGTGCCGCAGCCTCCCGTTCGGCCCATCGGCCAGCGAACGTGGATTCAGAACCTGCTGCAAAACACCCTCGCCCCCGCAGCCGTCGCGGCAGGCGCGAACCTCATCCTCGTCGGCGGTCGGCTGGCGATCAAGGTCAAGGGAATCATCTACGAGTTCCTTGACTAGCGACCTTTTCCTTGCCTCTAAATATCTAGGGGACGGACTCGAAGGAGCCGTTCGCGCGGGCTACGGCCCAAGGAGCCTTCACATGGCAAAGTCATTCAGCTACGCGCCCAAGGCCAAGGTCGTGAAACTTCCCCGTCCGGGCGGTCTCACTATCGGTGACACCAGCAAGTCGAACTCCCCGACCAAGCCCGCCGCGACCCCGGCCCTGCACAAGCAGTACAACGCTGGCACTCGCATCCTCCGCAACCCCAAGACTCAGGGCAAGACCTCTCAGGGCAAGCAGGTCAACTAATGGCAAAGTTGAAGACCGGCAGGGATGAGGGTGGGGGTCCATCCGCTGGACTCAAGTCCACCCCCCCCAATCCCGGTCCGGGCAAGAACTCCACCAAGAGTCGTGGCAACAGCGACAACGTCCGCGCGACCTCTCGGATGAATCCCGGTGGGAAGATTCCGCATCAGGTCGGCGCATCGGGTGAGCCGTACTCCGCAGGCGTCGAGGTGCAGGGTGGCGGCAACACCCTCGGCGGATTCTTCCCGACCAACGCCGCACGCAACCAGCAGGACCGCAGCGTCAAATCTAGGAACACATAAGGAGAACCCAAGTGGCTGACGAAACGAAAGACGAGTTCAAGTCCAGCGCGAAGGATGGCGTGTTCATCTCGCGCAAGCAGCGCCGTGAGGCGAAGGGTCAGGCCGAGGCAGAAGTCGCAGCGGACGCTCTCGCAAAAGAGACTGCCGACGACGACGCCGATCGGCGCGACTTCGAGGCATCTGAGGACTGGCAGTCCCGCACCGACACCGAGAAGGCCCATCTCAAGGAGAAGGCCCAGACCGAAGCCACCGACGAGGCCCGCGAGAAGGATGGTCTTTCGACCACCAAGTCCCGCGCTGAGGCGGCGGCAAAGGCCAAGAAGGAATCCGACGAGGCCGCTGCCGCAAAGGCGAAGGCAGCCGACGAGGCATCCAAGGCTGAGGCCGCTAAGAAGTAGTGACCACCGACGTTCCGGTCGTCTACACGCCCTGGAAAGCCCAGGCCCGTGTCCATACCTCAAAGGCCAGATTCCGCGTCGTCATGGCTGGACGCCAGTCCGGTAAGACCATGACCGGCATCGCGGAAATCTGCAACTTTGCCATGTCCCATCCGGGGGCCATCCTCTGGTGGGTCGCGCCATCCTACAAAGTCAAGGACCGTGCATGGCGGGGCATTCTTGACTTCCTTCCCAAGCAGGTCATCGGCAAGAAGAACGAGACCGAGTCGCGGGTCGCGCTTGGGAACAACTCGATCATCTGGGTCAAGTCTGCCGACGCCGAGGAGGCGTTGGTCTCCGAATCACTCGACGGTGTCGTCTGTGACGAAGCCGGCCAGTGGAAGGAGAACGTCTGGATTCGTGGCATCGGGCCGATGCTCACCGCCCGACCCAATGCCTGGGCGTTGTTCATCGGCACCCCTCGCGGGAAGAACTGGTTTTACCATCTCTGGCTCCGGGGGAAGAACAACGAGCCGGACTGGGCTTCGTTCCACTGGGCCTCCGCCGAGTCGCCCTATGTCTCCCGCGAATACATCGAGGAGATGCGCCGCACCACTCCCGGTGAGACCTTCATGCAGGAGTACGAGGCCAATCCCCTCGACAACGCCCTTTCTGCATTTCGCAATTTCAGAAACTGCATCGGCGGCTACGGGCTGGCCGACCGCTTCATGTGTCTGGGCGTGGACCTTGCGCGAAAGCTGGACTTCACCGTTCAGATCGCGATGAACTCCAAGCGCCAAGTCACCTCCTTTGACCGCTACCAGAACGACTGGGCGGTTCAGAAGCAGAAGATCGTTGCCACCGCCTTCGGTCTCGGCTCACGGGTGGTGATGGACGCGACGGGTGTGGGTGATGTGTTCATCCAGCAGGTCCGCGAGTCGGGCGTGCAGGCTGAGGGCTACATCTTCACCAACGAGTCTAAGCAGGTGCTCATCGACAACCTGCGAGTCGCATTTGAGAACGGGACCATCACCATTCCCGACGAACCCGTACTCATCAACGAGCTTGCGGCCTACGAGATCACCCAGAACGACAAGACCGGACGGTATTACTACTCCGCACCAGATGGGCAGCACGACGACGCCGTGGTGGCGCTCGCCCTTGCGCTCTGGGGTCAGCGGGGGACACCGATTTGGTCCAACCCAGTCGCGGGCGACGACAACTACCTCTCACGGGGTCGCTCGTCAGCTAATAACTACTTGAGGCGGTCAGCATGAAGCCAAAGAAGCCGACCGTCCGAGAGATTATCGCCCTGCGCTGGGAATTGGACGCATTTTACCGGCAGTGGCACGACCAGCAGCGTGAGGACGAAGCCTTTTACAACGCTGGCAGTGGTATTACCGGCGGTATCAAGATCGCAGTCGGTCAGACCGACACTCCGGACCTGTTTGACCAAGTGCGGCTGCCCACCGGCAAGACAATTATCGACACCGCCGCCGAGCATGCCTCTGGAAACTTCCCGCGCTTGCATGTTCCGCGTCGTCGGGAGACCGAGAAGGCCCAAGAGGCCACCACACTCATGGAAAAGGCCGGTCAGGGCTTTTGGTACCGCTGCATCGCCGAGGCTCCGCTCAATCCGCTCCGTGCATGGGCGCAGATCGGCGGATTGCGGGGTGCCATCTGCGCTTCGTTGTTCTACAACAAGGAGAAGTGGCCCGAACTCCCATCGAAGCCGGGTGATGGAGCCTCCGAGTCAGAGGAAGAGAACTACGAAGAGGCCGTCGCCTCCCGCAAATCCTCGTGGCCCTTCGAGTTGGATTGGGTAGACCCACTCAACGTCTACCCCGACCCCGCGACCGAGGGCAAAGAGTTCATCATCATCGCCTTCAACCGGATGGCCCATGAGGTCAAGCGCCGCTGGCCGAACTGGGACATGAAGAAGCCCGGTACAAACACGGTCTACAAGCTCACCGACTATGTGGACTTCATCTCGTACTGGGACAAGACCTATCACGCCTACATCATCGGCTCGATGGCCGCGTCAACCAACCCAGAAACAGCCTCCGGGACGCCGCTCATCAAGGCGTATGACGGTGTGGCCCCGCATGGGTTTGGGTTCATGCCCTACTACTTCACCTCTGCCGGCTACGGGATGCCCACTGGGCTTCCTGAGTACCGCTATCAGGGTCTGTTGACTCCGATCAAGGACTTGCTCGGCGCGGAGATGCGCTCGCTCACCCATACCCAGGCGGTCATCGCTCAGCAGGCGTTCCCCTGGCTCCTCGCAGCGCAGGGCGTGCAGTTGAACATGAGCCTCGGTGGGGTCACCCGCGTCCCCGCAGGCACCGCGCTCAAGGATGCGGTCCTTGAACTGCGTCCGGTGGTCCCGATCTCCGAACTCTTGCAGTTTGTCGAGCTGGTCAAGAGCCGCATCGAGAGCGCCACGCTCCCCGACACCCTCGGTGGGATGCGTCCGAAGGGCGTGTATTCCGGTTACCACGAATCCATCCTTGTCGGTACTGGCCGCGCCCGCCTCCGCCCGCTCTCCGACGCGCTTGAGCACGTCGCCGAGTGGGCCACCTCCGGCTTCTTCAAGCTGGTTGAGAATGTGGTCGAGGAGCCGGTGTCGGTCTGGGGCAAGGGGATGGGTGGCAACGAGTTCATCACCCTCAAGCCGAAGGACATCAACGGGGCCTACGAGGTCTACGTCAGTTTGGTCCCGGACCTCCCGCAGGACACCGCCGTGAACATCTCCAACGGCCAGAAGCTGTTCCAGGAAGGCATCATCTCCGGTCGGGACTTCCTTGAAACCTACGCTGGCCGCGAGAACGCCGAGGAAATCCTCCGCGAGCGGTTCATCGAGGACGTGGTCAAGAGTCCGCAGGCCCAGCAACAGATGATCGCAGATACCCTCAAGGCATTCGGCTTCCCGTCCTACACCACCGGCCCAGTCGGGGTTCCTGGTGTGAGGGCTTCTGGCGAAATCGGGCTTGCTGGCGGTCCGCAGGTCGGACAAGCCGGCGCCGCGCCCGCTGGGGCGCCCGCTGGGGCGCCGTCTGGCTCAATGGCTGGCATTCCCAACATGCCCACACCTCCGGGCGGGGCTCTCCCCTCCGCTCCGGGGGTCGGGGCTGCACAGGGCGGTCGGCGCTAGATGGCCAACAAGCACAGTATGCCGACGGACATCGTCATGGGCGCTCGTGCCCGCTATCTCGACACGCTCCAGAACGCCCTCGGCAAGCAGGCCGTCGTGCCGTACATGCAGCAGGCGATGGACCCGAAGAAGTACGACGCTCAGGTCCAGTCGATGAGTGAGCAGGACATGACCCAGATGGCCCAGACCAACCCGAGAGCGGCGCAGAACGCCGCCAAGCGCATCGCCCAGTTGTCATCGAAGCCGCAGGCCGCTCCCATCCCAGCACAAGATGACTTTGAACCGCTCAAGTAATGGCTGATTGGCGGCGTGCGGCTCGCATGGCAGCGATTGCAAACGGTGTAGACCCCAACGTCTACGAAGCCCTCATCAATCAGGAGAGCGGCTTCAACCCCTCTGCCTACAACGCCGGAAGTGGCGCAAACGGCATCGCCCAGATCATGCCCACCACCGCTGCCGATCCGGGTTATGGCGTCCAGCCGGTGGACTCCAGTGACGCCGCTGACTCCCTGCGCTTTGGGGCGCAGTACCTCAAGGCGATGCTCGACAACGTCGGTGGCGACTACGGCAAAGCCCTCGCCGCCTACAACGGCGGTCTAGGGAACGTCCTCAACGGCAACTACGCCAACCCCAACTGGGGCGGCTACGGCGAGAACAGCAACTACGTCAGCACCATCCTCGGGAACGCCCAACAGGGAACCGGCGGTGGCGGAGGCAAGCTTATGTCCGTACTCAACCCGAACCGGGGCACTCCGCGTACCGATCCGAATGACCCAACGGATGGCGAATACACCACGGACCCGAATGCTGGCGGCGACTACGGCACTGGGACATCTTCAACGACTGTTGGCGGTGGAACTGGCGGTGGAACTGGCGGTGGAACTGGCGGGGCTCCGAACGACCCGACCACCAATGAATACTGGTCATATTACGGGAAGACCCCACCGTGGATTGCTAAAGGGTACCCAGACTTTGCTACTTTTCAGAAGGCTGTTGGTGGCAAAGAGGCGTCGGACGAGGCGTATCGGAATGCAGAGTCTGCGCGTTTGGGTCGGCAGAATGACCCCAATGCCGTTCGCCGCAGCCAGAGCATTGCCGACCCGTCGCAGATTGCTATTGAGAACCGCCGCGCCGCAAGCGAGGAAGCCAAGAACAGGTCGGACGCTGCTTATCAGGCTGGACAACTTGCGCTCAAGCAGGGCGACTCCGCAGAGGCCAAGCGCCAGTTCGACATCTCATCCTCTGAGCTGGCCCGTTCGCACAATATGTCCTTCACCGAATCCCAATCGCGTCTAGGCTTCGATGCCTACAAGAACGCTCAAGACATCTCATCCGACCCGCGTAACTTCATGCAGAACTTCTACAACCATCGCGGCGATGCCCCGCCCCCGGACTCTGCGAACTACGCCAACACCAATCAGTCGCAGTCCGCAACCGCAGGACCATTTACGTCATACCTTCCGGGCTTCCTCAAGCAGTTTGATGGGGTGACCGGGATGAACGGTGGCGGCATGGGTGGCTCGGCTGGCGGCGCTGGCGCTGGTCCCGGCGGTCCTGCCGCTGGCCCGATTGCCTCCGCTCAGCCGCGTCTTGGCCCGCTGCCAACGCTTCAAGGGTATGACCTCAAGGGCATGATCGGCACCCCAGAGCAGGCCACCGCACAGGTGAATGCCCAGCGTGCCAACCAGAACCCGAGCGCCTACCCAACGACGGGTCTGCCGCCGGGGGGTCTTACATCAGACACCAAGTCGTTCTTCGACAATCTCGCGGCGAAGGGTGTCATCTCTCCGCAACCGGACCCCACGAGGCAGTTCGCCAAGCCCGGTAGCCTGACCATCACCACGCCGCACTTCCTTGTCGATGCGCTGACGGGTCACCCGACCGCGCTTGCCGGGGAAGCGGGGCCGGAGACCATCAGCTTCTCTGGTAAAGCGATCAAAAATCCGGATGACGACCCCTCGTATGTGAACCCGCCCGAGCCGACCCCGGCATCTGATCCCGCTGGTGCGACGCCATCCGCCGGTGCGCCATCGGCTCCATACGCCATGCCGGGTGGGCCACAGCCGCCGGCCTCCATCTCTCCAAACTCGTACCCCGCACCGCTTCCATCCGATCCGGCTGGCGCGATGCCCACAGCAGGCGCACCATCGGCTCCCTATGCCATGCCGGGAGGGGCGCAACCCCCCGCATCCATGTCGCCAAACTCGTACAACCCCATCGCCGCGACGAACGCCTTCAACAGGGCCGCAGCACCCGCTACGCCGACCTACACTCCGCCCCCTCCGCCGCCAAGCCCATCGAACAACACTCCTCCCGGCCCGCTCCCGCCGCCCGCAGGCACCCCGCCCCCGTCGCTCGCCCCCGCGCAGCAGCCCGCACCCGCGCAGACTGCACCCACCCGTGGTGGAGACCCGGTGGATGCCCCCTTGGAAATTCGCAGTCCCTCATTCCAAGCCCCGATCCCCAGTTTCCTTACCGGGGGAGGGGGAAGGCAGTCCGCTCCTATTGCCAATCCGAACATCAACCCATCGTTCTCCGAAACCTCACCGGAGTACAACGACTTCACGAAAGGCATCAACGAAGGTCAGGGCGGGAAGAACGTCTACGACAACAATCACCAGAACGCCGCCGGTGTTCCGGGACAGAACCCGCTCCAGGACCTGCTCGCTCGCGGGAAACTTCCTCCGTTCCTCCAGCGGATGTTCGACCAGTACCGTGGCAACGCCGCCAACGGCACGAACGTCCCACAGCAGTCCAACCTCCCGCGTGGCGTCCCGCTCCTGAGCAAGATCGCCTACCAGCAGCTCAATCCGAGCGAACTGGAAGCGTTCAAGTCCTACCTCTCCGCCTACGGCGTGGAGCCGAAGGACTACGAGCAGATGGTCGAGAACGCCTCCCCGCATCCCGAGCAGTCGGGACAGCATCGCCCACCGAAGTTTGAATACAACGCTCAGTAGGGGGTTCTAAGTGGCTTACGCTTACGCCCCCGTAGAGGACGATCCCGGACAGACCGCCAAGTATCAGGAACTCATCAGCGGTGAGCCCACGCCCACCCCGCCCCCGGCATCCGCTGGTCCAGCGGCATTCGCGCAGCGCATCTCTAGTCCCAACTCGTACATGCAGGAGCCGACCGACACCGGCACCTACACCCCACCGTCACCCTCGTATTTCGCCGCTCCGGCAGACCAGCGTGGCGCTTCGACCGACATCGGCCAGACGTTCAGCAACTTCGGGTCAGCAATCCACGATGCCCCGGTACTTGGTGGTGCACTTCAGTACGTCAAAAAGACGGTCGATGAAGGTCTTTTCTCCTCCACAATCCTCGGACGCGACCCTCGATTTGAGGGGCTTCAGCAGGGCACTCCTGAGTTCCAGCAGGCCCAGCAGGACCGCATCCAGGGGCTTGGGTTCGGAATCCTCGGTCCCGAGGCTGGTGGGGCGGGGAAGATTGCGAAGGAACTCGGCACTGCCGCTGAGTCTGCCGGCGAACGCTACGCCCCACGTCTTGTCCCCGGAACGAAGTCCATGTACGAGGTGTTTGATGCCACGACTGGCGCGAACGCGGGTGGAGTTGTTCACTCGACCGAAGCCGCTGCCGAATCTCGTGCGGCCAAACTGAACGCGAAGGCTGCGACCGAAGCGCCTGCGGCTCCGACCAACATCGCCGGAGCGTCCGACGCCTTCAACCAGGCGGCTGGGGTGACCCCGGAAGCACAAGCAGCCCTTCAGAACGCCGTTGCCGTGGATGCTGCCGCCAGAAAGGTGCCGGAATACTTCAAGTCAGTCATGCGCGGACAACTCCGCAGCGGGACTGAATTGACCCCCGAAACCCTCCTCGGAACGTCCAATGTCACACCGCTGCTAAACAAGGCTCTGCGCGAGGCGGGTGTCAGCCTGTCTGACGCCAATCGCTCGGCGCTTGCCCAGCAGTTGATTGACAATCAGGTCGCCCGTAACGAGATCATCGCCAAGAGCCCCAAGTCCACCGCGACCGCAAGGGCGAAAGCCGGACTCCCCGAGGAAATGAACGCCGAAACCCTGAGTCAGCGCATCGGCGCACCGAACACCCCAGCGCAGCAGGCTCAGAACGGGGTGCTTGCGCGGGCTATCGAGGACCGGCGGGCTGGTATTCCGGGCGAAGCCCCATCGGCAATACCCCCGGAAGTGGCAAACAGCCCCATCGTTCAGGAAGCCATCGCGCATCCCGATGGGCAGTCCATCATTGCCGATGCATCGCGGAAGTCCGAAGAAGCCGTCAAGTCGTGGGCTGATATGTCTCCGTCCGACCGGGCCATTGCCTACGGTTCGGTCCCCGGATCACCTCGTCAGTTCGGTGCGCGTGAGGTCGGCAAGCTGTTCAACGAGTGGGTCTATAACGGCATCGTCAACCCAACTGTCATCTTCACGCATGGCATGGGTTCGACGGCGTCGTCCCTCTCCCAGTTCCCGGAGCGTGTGCTTCTTTCTGGTGCCGATGCGGCGCTTCACGCCGTTGGTATTACAGCCGAGCGCCGGTTCACCCTCGACGGTGCTGTGGCCGGACTGAGCGCCCAACTGCATTCCATCGGGAACAGTGTCCGGCACGACCTTGTTCAGGACATCCTTCAGAACAAGAACGCCTGGGTTGATAAGGACGTTCCCTCTGAAATCTCCACCGCGATCCTGCGTGGGGATTACGGCTCGAATGGACTGGTCAAGACGCTCGGCGCACTCACAAAGGTCGCTTCTGAGGGTAACTACCCGCTTCGGATCATCAGCTCGGTAGACAACATGCTTCGCAACGCCCTGCGGGAATCAAATCTCGCAGAAGCCGCGAGGATTCAGGGTCAAGCGAAGGGCCTGAGCGGACAGGGACTCATCGACTTCATGGGCAACTTCCGCAACGAAGCCGAGTCCAATGGTGCGATGGCGGCTGCCGAGTTCGACGCACGGCGGCAGATTAACCGTCAGACTCCCGGCGCTCTGGCTGATCGGGTGCTTACGGTCAAGAACGCGACCGGGCCAATCGGCACGGTCCTGCTGCCATTCTTCAACACGAAAATCAACATTCTGAAAGCCGCTACCACATGGAGTCCGTTGGGCTTCGCCCGACTCATTCCGAAGGAAGCACCGCTCAACCTCGGATACTTCGGTCGCAACACCCTGACCGAAGCCGACCGGGTGCAGGCCGTGACCCGTGCGGCGGTCGGAACAATGGCGATCTACCCGCTCTGGCAGTCGATCATGTCCGACGACATTACCGGCGCTGGCCCCTCCGACCCAAAGGAGAAGGCGCTGTGGATCGGTGACCCGAATAGTCCCTCACACCTGCCCTACGCGATGCGGATGATGGGGAAGTGGGTCACCTACAACAAGGTGCCTGTCTTTGGTGACTACCTCGGAGCGATTGCCGATAGTGCCCAGTCAGTCAAAGAGGGCAAGGCTAAGGACGTATCGGGGGCGCAGGCTGCGGTTCTCGGTCTCATCCAGAACTTCGCTGGTCACGTTCAGCCGGTTGGTGACGCGCTCGATACGGTCGCCAGCATCTTCCAGGGACTCAACGGGAAACTCAATACACAGGAACTCGCGTCCCTTGCGAACGACCTGTCCAGCCGTGGATTCTCGATCACGCCATTCAGTGGACTCATTCGGGCCGACGCGACGGTCAACGACCCGAACTACCACGCGATGCCGCCGGGAACAAAGGGCCTTTGGAATCAGGTCGGCCAGCGGTATCGCGGTCAGTTCCCGAACAACTTTCCGTTGGGCGACCCCAGCGCCCTTCCGGCAGGCGCTCCGCGTATTCCCGGTGACACCGGAGGCGTTGGGGCACTTCTTCCGTATCGCGTGACCCCCGAAGGTCCGGCCAGCCCGCAGGGCGCGGAGACCGGACTTCCCCCCATTGGAACTGCGGAGTCTGACCGGCTCGTCGCTCAGGTCAAGACGTTCAAGCCGCTCGCCCTGCCAAGCGACGTTATCGGAAAGGCTGGCGACTCAAACCAACTGAAGTTGCGCGCCGACCAATACATGGCATTCGCTCGATACGTTGGTGAGGCGCGAAACACCGAACTTCAGAAGGTCTTGACCACACCGGGATATCAGAACGCCACGGACACACTCAAGGCTCGGCTGTTCGAGTCGGCCATCACTCGCGCCGACGACGTTGGCCGCGAGAAGTACCTTGAGAATGGCGTGCTGAAGGGCACCGACCCGAACGCGATCCGCCAGCAGGCAGTTCTCTCGGTCCACGCGCTCTCAGATAGTCCTCGTGATGCTGCCCAATGGGTGGCCCTGATGGACAAGTCCGGCAAGCTCACCCCCGACGTGCGGGCGGCAATCGACGCATCTCGTCCAGAGGCGCTTCCCGGTCAGACCGAGACACCCACCGTGGATCAGTACCTCAAGGCCGCGCCGCTCGTCACTAAGTATCTCTCCATCCCGCCGTACCTCATTGGCAATCCGCAGGAATGGGTAGCCCTGAGTGCTGCAAAGAAGAACGAAGCCGCAGCGTTGAATCAAATCAAGCAGACTGCATCGAACCTTCCGACGAACGTGCTGACCATCCAGGCTCGCCAGACCCTCGCACCACAGGAGCAGCAACTTCTGGCGAGATACCAGAACGCCATCGTCAATCCGATGCGGAAGCAGATGCTCCTGAAGGACCCGTGGCTGGGGCACTTCCTGACGACGCGGACTCAAGCGCAGCCATTAGTTCCACCGTCCTAATAGCCTCCTGCGCTTTGTTCACCCAGACCCAGAGTTCCACGATGGGTGGAATGAGCAGCAGGGCGGCGATTGAGACTCCAATAAGCGCCCCAACCAGTTCTCCCATGTCAGACACGCACGGAAGCATACGCCGGGGCACAAGCCCCCACTAAAAAGGAGTTCCATCGTGGCAGACGAGACCGCTACGCCGACTGAGGCGGAGGCTATCGCAGCTCCGGCTGTCGAGACCCCCCCGACCGAAGCGACGAACCCGGACCCACCCAAGCCCCAAACCGACTGGGAACAGGCGTACAAGTCACTCCAGCCCAAAACGCAGAAGGTGATGATCGAGAACCAGATGCTGAACAATCGGTTCAGCGACCTGGAGGCTCAATACAAAGCCCTCGCACTAGGTCAGAAGGAGCTTGTCAAGGCCACCCTCGGTGAGGACCAGGCAAAGGCGCTCGATGCCCAGCTGTACTCAAACCAGCAAGAGTCGGCGCGACAGCGTGCCGCCGTTGCTGCCCAGGCATTCATCGAACGGCAGACCGCCGTGCTCGTTGGTGTGCTCGAAAAGGTGGGAGTCGATCCCCGGTCAGTGGACTGGGGTACGAACGCCACTGGGGTCGAGGACTGGTTTGAGACGGTGAACGCACAGGTTCAGTCGAAGGTCGAACTGAAACTGAACCAACTGACCAACGCTGTCGAAAAGACCAAAGCCCAGGCAAAGGCGGAAGCCGGAGCCGAAGCCAAGCGCATTGCCCAAGAGACACTTCGCGAAGCCGGCGTGGGTCGCATCGACTCCAGCCGTGGCGGAGGCGGAAGCCTTGCCGATCGCATCAACTCGCTGGACCCGAACTCAAAGGAGTTCATGCAGTTGGTGAATGACGCAAAGGCGGGTCGCCTCAAGAAAATTTAGCACTAGGAAAAACCTATGGCAGTCCAGCAGCTCGGCGTTGCTGGGATGACCCTGGAGACCCGCACATTTTACGATAAGGTGCTCCTCTCGCGAACCATCCCGAATTTCGTCCATCGGAATTTTGGAGTTCAGAAGAGCATCGCGGGAGCCTCCGGTAACATCATCTCCTTCCGCCGCTTCACTCGTCCATCGGCGCAGACCACGGCACTCACCGAAGGTACTCCGCCGACCGCGCTCAACCCCACCGTCACTTCGATCACTGCCACGATTGCTCAGTACGGAGCTTATATGCTTGGCTCCGATCTGCTCGAATGGCAGGCTATCGACCCGGTCGTGACGGAGTTCACGCAGGTGTTCGGCGAGAATCTTCAGGACACTCTCGACCAGATCACCCGCAACGTCATCAACGCTGGAACGACAGTGGCTTACGCGAGTACCGCGACCGTTCGCTCTGGCCTTGCGTCAGGGTTCAACATGTCGTGGGCCGAGCTTCGGAACGCTCGCCGGCTCCTGAAGAACCAGGACGTGCTCCCGCTTGACGACGGCAAGTACGTTGCCATCGTCCACCCCGATGTCGTCCGTGACCTGTTCTCGGACAGCAACGTGACCAACTCGTTCCAGTACGCCTTCACCCGCACAGGTGGAGAGCAGGGCGGTGGGACCGCTGAGAACCCCCTGAGCACCGGCGCACTCGGCGACCTGCTCGGTATCCGGTTCTACGAGACCACCAACGCCACGATCAACGGCTCCCTCGGCCAGTCTGGTGGACAGGTCTACTCGACGCTGTTCGTCGGCAAGGAAGCCTACGCGGTCATCGAGCTTTCCTCGGACACCGCGCGGACCTACTTCAAGCCCCGTGGTTCGAGCGGTATCAACGACCCACTCGATCAGATTTGGAGTCTCGGCTGGAAGGCTGCATTCGTCGCAGTCATTCTCGATCAGAACAGAATCGTAAGGTATGAGAGTCGGTCCAGCATCTAAGAAGCCTTCTTCTTCGTCAGCCTTTCGGGGCTGGCGCTAGACGACCGGATTAGCCCCCAAGCGTTGGTCTTTGTGGGTGCCTGTTCGTCTAGCGCGAGCCCCGAACGCCAAAACACGCCGTAGAGGCGTCTATGGAAAGGAAACAACGTGTCAGCCGAATCACTCGCCAAAGCCCGCGAAGTCAAAGCCGCCAAGCGCGCAGCCGCAATGGTCATCGAGCGCGAGAAGCCGACCACAGTCAGCGAGGACACCATCCGCGCCCGCCGTCAGGAGCTGCTCTCCGAGTTGGCCGACCTTCCGTCCGAGCCCGCTCCTGACAAAGTCCCTCCGGGAACAGTCAGATATCCCGGCACCGTTCGTGAGGACAAGACCTCATTCACCCGCGCCGACTACGAAACGACCCACAAGATGGTCGATGTCATCTCCCCGGTGACCATCCCGGTCACGGTGAACGGAGTCCAGTACCAGCTCATCGCCGGCCAGCCCGCCCGCATCCCTGAACCCCACTACACGGTGCTCATGGAGCACCTTGAGACCGACAAGCGCATGAACTCCCAGTTCCGCCCTCCGACGCGGGACGAGATCGACCGAGCACTTGCCGATGGCATGTATATCTCCCCGGTCCACAAGATGGGCGTCGGCCCACTCCCGCCGACCGAATAGAAGCATGAGGATCGCCGCTACCGCGATTGTTTACAACAAAGACAAAGACTTCAAGCACCTCACCCGGATGCTGGAGTCCTGCGAGAAGGCCGGGACCACCGACTACGTCCTTGGAATAGACAGCAAGTCTCTTCCACAGACCGAGGCGTGGTTCCGCGAGCGTCTGGGTGAGCGCGTCACGCTGTTCCCGTTCGAGTTCAACGACGACTTCGGGGCAGCCCGTAACCTGACCCTTGAGCACATCCCCGAAGGCATCGACTGGTTCTACTGGATCGACACCGATGATGCGCTGGAGATGGTCAGCGGCAAGACCCTTGAGGAAGTCCTGAAGGAAGTCCCGCCGCAGGTCTACGGCCTGTTCTCGGACTACAACTACGCCCAGGACGAGTTCGGCAACCCGATGACGACGATCCGCCGTTTGCGGTTCTGCCGGACCCAGTTCCAGGGCAAGCCGATGCGCTGGTACTGGAAAGACCCGGTCCACGAGGACATCCACCCCGGTGACCTGATGCATGAAATGGTCATCTGCGACGACTTCCTCTGGGTCCACGATGCTTCGGAGGAAGGGCGGGACAACACCCGCAACTTCCGCATCATCTACAAGGCCCTGGAGAAGGAGCCCGACGCTCCGCGCTTCCACTACTACCTTGCCAACCAGCACTTCGCCGCTCACAACTGGGCGCAGGCCATCGACTCGTACAACAAGTACATCGGCCTCTCCAACTGGCCGGAGGAGAAGTGGCAAGCCCTTATCCAGCTCGCCACCGCCTGTCGGGCGCTGGGGATGTACCCAGAGTCCATCAAGGCTCTAACTCACGCAATGACCCTGCGCCCTGACTGGCCCGACTCCTACTTCGACCTCGGGGACACCTATACCCGCGTGGGGGAGTGGCAGAAGGCGTTGCAGTTCGGGGAGATTGGGATGCGCCTGGTCTCCGAGGGCAAGACCGCCGACCCCACGGTGTTCGTCAACAGCCTGTCCTACACCTTCCGCCCGTTGCTCTGGCTGTCGGTCTGCTACTACAACCTCAAGCAGGAGGACAAGGCCCTCTCGTGTCTGGAGCAGGCGGCGGGGGTCCGGCCTGAGCCGGAAATCGTCACGAAGGTCAATCACCTTCGGGCGGCGATCAACCGCAAGAAGGCCATCAACTACGGCCTTGCGCTTGCCGCTCATCTGGTCAAGACCAACGAACCGCTCAAGGCCAAGAAGGTGCTTGAGGCCCTCCCGGCTGGCGCTGCCGACAACGGCGGTGTGGTCGTCGCGGCGGAGCACAAGGTCCATCAGTCCATCAAGCATCTGTACGACCCGGTCGCCTACCGCAACCTGTATTACGAACAGCGCGAGACCATCGACCCGCTGGAAGGCATCGAGAATGTCCCAGTCTGGTATCCCCGAATGGCGTGGGTGCTCTCGCGCCTGAAGGCCGCCGGCGTGAAGAAAGTCCTAGATGTGGGCATCGGCAACGCGGTGTCCTCGTTCTACTACGCCCTCAACGGCATTCAGGTCGTGGGAATCGACGTAGATGCCTCGCGGGTCAAGGATGCCAACTGGAACGCGGTCAAGGCCGGTCTCATCAAGGCCAAGCACAACAAGGAAGTCGGCATGAAAGTGCCGGTGCTGGAGTCGGACTCAAAGGTCCAGTTCCACTGGTGCCCCGCCGAGGGCATCACTCAGAAGGTCCGTGACCTCGGGCCGTTCGACGCGGTCGTCGGGGCGGAGATCATCGAGCACGTCCTTGACCCGCAGGCGTTCCTCGACCAGATGGAGACCCTGTCCACGCGCATCATCTTGTCCACCCCGGACTTTTCCTACGAGGGTCCGCAGGAAGTGAACCCCTCGCACGTTCAGGGCTGGAGTCAGCGCGAGTTCGCCCAACTGGTGTCCAAGCGCGGAAAGCTCATCGAGCTGCACAAGGTCGCCCACCCCAATCCGAACGACCAGCCGAACCTTGTGTGTGAGTACGTCACCGATCAGACCATCGACCCAACATCCCCTCCGGTGGTCATCTGGTGCCCGAACACCGGACAGGAGTGGACCCCAGAGTCCATCAACAAGGGCGGCATCGGCGGCTCCGAAACTGCGGTCATCAGGGTGGCCGAGGAGTTGAACGCCAAAGGCTTCCGAGTCTCGGTCTACGCCGAGGCCGATGGGGTCTGGAACGGCGTTCGCTATGCCCCGGTCGAGCGGTTCGTCCCACGCCCGACGTGGCTGTTCGTGTCCTGGCGCTCTCCCGCGCCGCTCAAGGACATGAAGGAGTTTGCCCAGCACCGCTGGCTGTGGGCGCATGACGTGACCTTTGGACCGGCGACCGCTGAGGACTTGGCGGGGGTCAAGGTGCTCGCCCTGAGTGAGTGGCACAAGACCTTCCTCCAAGAGCAATACCCCTCCGCCGACATCTTCGTCAGCGGCAACGGCATCGATCCAGCCCGCTTTGCCAAGAAGGTCAGACGCGAGAAGCACCGCATCATCTACGCCTCATCCCCGGATCGGGGCTTGGACATCGTGCTCAAGCAGTTTCCGAAGATTCGTGAGAAGTACGCAGATGCCTCACTCCACGTCTACTACGGCTTTGACGCCGCACGGAGCAACAACCCGAAGTTCATCGCGATGGTCGAGCAGTTGGCCCAGCAGCCCGGAGTGACCCTCCACGGCAAGGTGGACCAGCAGACATTGGCCGAGGCGTACCAGAAGTCAGACATCTGGCTGTACCCATCCACGATGCCCAACGGTGAACCCTTCCATGAGACCTACTGCATCTCAGCCATCGAGGCCCAAGCCGCCGGCTGCCTTCCTATCACCGTGAACTGGGGCGCATTGCCTGAAGTAGTGCGGATGCCGGGTGCGAAAGACCTCGATGAGTTGTTTACCAATGTCCTTCAGTTCATGTCCAGCGACCACGAGGAGTACCGCAAGACCCGCCGCGACTGGGCGCTCCAGCAGACCTGGGGCAAGGTCGTGGATGGCTGGCTCACTCTCGCCACTGAGGCTGAAGTTGTCGCGGCATGAAGATCGGATTTAGCACCGGCTGGACTGAGAACTTTTGGCCCAACTGGCCGTGGGCTACGGCCATTGGAGGGAGTGAACATCTTGCGACTGAATTGGCTGCGGAACTTGCTACGCAGGGACACGACGTTACGGTTCGCCTCCCCTATCAAACTCCTGAAACTCCCTATCGCGGAGTCCGATGGGTCGGCCCGGATCATCACGACGAGCGATACGACCTCCTGTTCTGCTTTGATGACTACGACCGCAGGGACGACGCGGAGCGTGTCGTTCTTGTTTCCTGTCGGAGTGATCCTCCCCGACACAAAGACTTCGACCGACGCATCTACCTCTCCAAGACCCATGCTGAACTAAGTGGAGAACCGGACGGTCTACACATCGGTGGGGGAGTCCGCATCTCGGACTACAAAGACCCTCAGCCACGCCTCGAACGTCGTGTTCTCTACACGTCCTCTCCTGATCGTGGAGGACACCATGCCGAGCGCATCGGGCGGCGGTATGACTTTCTGGCGACGTACCGTCGGGACATTTCTCGCCCGGACCTGGTCCGCATTCAGCAAAGTGCTCAGGTTCTCATCCACCCCTGCGACCCCGTCCGCGAATCTGAGTTCTTCTGCATGGCTGTCTTGGAAGCCCTCGCTGCCGGAACTCCTGTCATCGCTTCAGACTCCGGTGCGCTGTCCGAACTGTGGTCAGATGTGTCCGTCATCCTCCCGAGACCAATCGACTACAGCCTTTGGTCAGAGCACATCGACCGACTCCTAGAGAGCCCCACGCTCTGGGCGGAAACGTCCAAGCGCGGGCAGTTGTTCGCGCGGTCCTATGACTGGTCCGTAGTCGCTCGCAAGTACCTCGTCGCAAGCATGTAGGAGACTCGTATGGCCGTAACCTTTGCCACCGCCCGTCAGGAGATCGCCAAGCGTGCGGCTCAGTTCGTCATGTCTACGGCCACGGGCGGCTCCACCACGACCGTTGTGGATGCCAACAACCTGAACTACGTCGATAACTACTGGAACGAAGCCTCGGTCCAGTTCACTTCAGGGACGAACAATGGACTGGTCCGCAAGGTCTCGGCATCGACATCGTCTTCCACCCAACTGACGCTCTACAGCGCCGCGACAGCGGCAGTCGTGTCGGGAGATTCCTACGAGCTGTACCGCCGGTTCAGCCCGCAGGACATCATGAATGCCTCCAACTCCGCGCTGCTGAAGTCCTACCCCTACTTCTACTACCACGGTCGGTTCACCTTCACCGCCACGCAGGACACCCTGACCTACGCCCTGCCGACCGGGCCGGACTTCGTCGGGGGCGACTCGATCCTGCGAGTGGAGTACCAGAAGTTCACCCTTGCGGCGAACACCGACTGGCCGTATCAGGTGCTCTCACCGCAGATGTACGACACCATCGAGACCTACGACACCACCGCGCAGGCCACGCTCAAGAAGCTCCAACTGAACTTCAACCCCCAGACCAACCGCCTGCTGCGAGTGGTCTACGCCGCGCCGCTTCAGGCCGTCGCCACTGGTACGGACTACGTCCAACTGGACCGCCCAGAGCAGGAATGGTTCTACGCCCAAGCCATCACCGAACTCTGGCGCATCGAGTCCTCGCGTTCCGCCGACATCGGACGTAAGGATGCTGATGGCGAGGTCCAGAAGTGGGCCGGTGAAGCGGACAAACTTCGCAAGCAACTCCAGCAGGTGATGCCGGAGAAGCCGCTCAAGCGGACGCAGTTCCGTGCATACAACACATTGAGATATCCGTAGGTGCCAGTCCGTGGACGGACAGAGTCCGTCACGCTCGACTCGGCGGTCTACAAGGTCATCCAATACAAGGTGGCCGAACTGCCGGCGCTTGCCTCGCAGATTCGTTCGGGCATCCTCTCGCCTGCCGACCGGGCTAATGAGTTCATCGCCTCGGTGAAGTCGTGGCACTTGGGCTACGGGCTGGGGGAGATTCGGGACAACTCCGACGCCGACCGCTACCACTATTCCAAGAGCATCGACGCCCGCGTTCGTGGGCAGCTCATCCTCGGCCCGCAGTTGTCAACGACCACCATGACCACGCCCGAAGCGAAGAACCAGACCATCGAGTTCAACGGCTCGTGGTTTGCCATCGGTGCCCGCTACGTCCACATCTGGAACTCAGGCACCGTGAACTGGGACGTGGACAAAGACATGGGCGCTACTGCCGTCGCAGTCAATGGCTGCGCGACGGTGTTCGCCTCGGCCCTTGTCGTGGGCGCGGGCGGTGCGGTCGATTACTGGTCCCGTGACACCTCAGGCGTGTGGACCCAGCCCGCTGCTGGCATCAAGGCCCAACTCATGGCCCTGATCGGCAACCAGTTGTGGCGGGTGTTCAGCGCCAACCAGTTGTCTTCCTCGACCAACGGCACCACCTGGACGACTGCCGTGGCGCTGGGCGATGCGACCAAGACTGCGACGATGCTCACCGACTACAACGGCAACCCTCACACCGGCAAGCCCGAGGGGCTGTTCGAGTACGACGGCACGACCGTCCGCAACCGCCTTGCGGAACTGGGCCAGCGCCTGTCGGCTCAGAACTGTCAGGGTGGCAAGCCTGCCCGTGGCAAGTTGTTCCTCCCGGTCGGACCGGCTGTTTGGACCTACACCGCCGACGCCGTTCAGACCGAGGGCAAGCCCACCCGCTCTGCGGATGTCATCGCCCCGTCCATTTCCAAAGGTTCATCGAGCGAGGTTCGGGGGAAGATCAAAGCCCTGTGGGCTGACGTGGACTTCCTCTACGGCGTCCTCGCCGCGAACTCAGGCAACTACTACATCACCGCCTACGACTACAACCCTGCACCCGGTCAGGGCTGGCATCAGTTGGCCCTCACCGGCACGACTGCGATCACCGCCCTCGGTCGGTTCCAGGATATGAGCGGCAACCCGCGCATCTGGTACTCCGAAGGTACCACCATGAAGTATTTTGTCCTGCCGCTGGACACCATCAACCCGTATGTGGACTCCAACTACCTGTTCGCCACGACCGGCGACTTGTATATGCCGGTCGAGGCCGACACGTTCGAGGACACCCCGAAGGCCCAGTTGTCCTACAAGTTCGAGGTCGATAACGTCACCACGGCCCGCTATGTGGACCTGTCCTACGCCCTCGATGGTGGAGCGGATACCCCACTCAAGCGGGTCACCACCTCCGGTCTGTCCTCCATCTACTTCCCATCCACGACGCAGGGTCGGCGCATCCAGCTCCACCTGAAACTGACCACCGACTCATCGGCCCAGACCCCCCGTGTCCTGCCGTTCTCTCGTCACTACCAGTTGCGGTTCGAGCGCAAGAAGCAATGGACCTTCATGGTCGAAGCCTCTCGTGGGTCGCTGCCGAACATCGACAAGGGCGCGCTCGACCAACTGAAGGCCATCGAGTCTGCGCGTGATTCGGTCATTCCTGTGTCGTTCACCGACAAAGACAACCGCATCTGGACTGTCTTTGTCACGGAGATCGGGAACCAGGAGATGGTGCTCGATGGTGACGAGACCGTCTGGGGTGTTCCGGTGACCCTCTTGGAATGGCGCTCAGGAAACGGCGTCTTCCGATACAACTCCGCGACTGTCGTTTACGACCAAGCAGCGAAATACAGCAATGGCACGGATGCCTTTGTGGCGTACTACTCATGAGGAGCAACTAGATGCCAATGAACTCACCGGCTGCGGGAGACCGCATCCTCAGTACCGATGTCTCTGGCATCGTGAACTTCCTCACCGGAGTCTCCGGTTCAGGGCAGGCCCTGACGCTTATCTACAACGCCGCCGGAGCCATCGCCCTCCAGCCCTCCTCCGACCCCGCCGCCGCAACGCAACTCCTGGCCGTCAAGAACAACGCCGGAACGGTGAAGTTCGCCATCCGCGCTGATGGGTCGCTGGTGTTCGCAGATGCGAGCGTTCAGACGACTGCGGGAGTCAGCACAGCCGCCACGGTAAGTGCCGCCGGTACATTGGCTGCCGTCGATCAGCGGCGGATGACTGTTCAGGCGCTTGGCTCGCTCACCGTTGGTACGACGGCCATCAACTTTGCCCTCGGCAACCGGATCACCGCCACCCTCGCCGGTGCGATCACCTTCACCTTCGCCAACCCGACCGCAGGAAGTGAGTACCAGCTCATCCTCACGCAGGACGCCACAGGCTCTCGGATCGTCACGTGGCCCACGGTCAAATGGCCTGGTGGCACGACCCCGACTCTCACGACTGCCATCAACAAGACCGACATCATCACCCTTACATACGACGGCACTTCGTACTTTGGTACGAGCACATTGAACTTTTGATGCGAACGTGTGAAACGTGTCATGAGGTTCTGGTTCGTCGTGCAAACGAGTGTCGGCGGGCGTGGGAGGCCAAGCGATTCTGCTCTCGCGCCTGTCTTTATGTGGGCCAGCGGTCTGCGGACCAAAAGACCTGTCCCACATGCAAAAAGCAGTTCTTCAAGATCGAGTTGGCGGGTATTCGTGGCAAGGCGTGGGATGCTCGAACCTACTGTTCTCGCCCCTGCATCCCATACCGTCGCGGCCCAGACCATCACAACTGGAACGGCGGACAGCCAGTTCGCGGCCTTCGTTTCACATGGGCATCCATGTCGTGGGCCGTTCGCGTCAAGCGGCGCGACCATTACACCTGCCAGCTTTGTGGAACGCAGGGGCGTGGCCGTGACATCCACGCCGATCACATCAAGTCGCTGGCGCAATATCCCGAGCTGCGCCTCGATCTGAACAACGGCAGGACGCTTTGTGCGCCGTGCCACCGCAAGACGCCATCGTTCGGACGCAATCTCAAGTACCTCGCTAGGAGCGCCTGATGAGTTTGATGTGGTGGCTTACTGCTAGCAGCGCTTCCGCCTCGGCCACTCCGGGTTTTTCGGTGTTCATCACGCCGTGGATGGGGACAAAGAGCAATACGCTCTTTGCCACTCGCACCCAGTCGTCCGCAGAACTTGGCGGTGGACGCTTGGACACCGCTACGACCGCGCAGAACAACCTGTTCACGCAAGACCAATGGCTGGATACCGGAACGTACAAGGTTGCGCTCCTCTGTGCGACCGGTACGGACCGGGGCATCTTCAATATCACTGGCATCAACGGAACACAGACTGTCGATTCCTACGCCGGAGCAGCCGCCGACAACGCCTACACCGAAGTCACTGGGATCGTTGTGACATCAGGACTCAAGACCGTACAGGTGTCGATGGCTACCAAGAACGCATCCAGCAGCGCCTACGGCGGGTCGCTTCAGTCTCTCGCCCTGATAAGGACCGGAGCATGAGCGCAGGAGCCACAACGCTGACCTTCTTCCCCTGGCAGGGCACCAAGAGCACGGTGGGGACATGGACGCGGAACACAGTCTCACTCGAACTTGGGATGGGCCATCACCAATCTGGCGGGACGCAGAACGAAGAGGCCACATGGGATGTCTGGCTCGATAGTGGCACATGGAAGATTGCCATTATCGGTGTTACCCAAGACGTCAATGGCATCTACACGCTCCAGTTCAACGGCGTTAGTCAGGGTACGATCGACGGATACTCGGTGGCCCTCTCGCGTAACGTCTACACCGAACTCACCGGACTTGTCGTGGCCGCTCAGGCAGTCAAAACTTTTCAGGCTCTCATGGCAACAAAGAACGCTTCGGCGTCCAACTACTACGGCTTCCTCCAATCCTGCTCATTCGTCCGAACTGGCGCGTAAGGAGACACGATGAAAACTGTATCTATCACTCACGGCTGCCTCGATGCCGTCCTCTGCGGGGACAAAGCAACACATGCCTGCGGGGCGACCGACGCCTGCAATGCGGTCAAGGCCAATGGCAAGGTCTGCACCTACGGCACCACCCAACGGGTGACGTTCCATGAGCAGGCAGACATCGACGCCGAGGTCCAAGCCCACCACGACGCCATCAAGGCTGTGGACCCTGCGGCCTTTGCCGCGATGACCGCTCTGGACAGGGCGAAGGTCAAGGCCGAAGTCTTGAAGGGCAAGAACCTTCACTCGGCGAAGGCTGAGAAGGACTTCACCGACGCAGGCCACAAGCACCACACCGACAACAAGAGCCTGCACGACGCTTCACCTGAAGTGTTCGGGCATTGAACCCCACACCCCAGTCTGATCGCCGCAAGCTCACCAACGGTGACAGCCTCTCCGTGAGTGGCATGACCGCGCTGTTCTCCCAATGGCTCAGCGACATGGAGAAGTTCATCGACGAGCGCGATCGTCGATACGAAGAACGGGCCACCGCAGAGACCAGGCGCATTGACGGCATCCTCGTATCAGAGGCGAAGCGTATTGACGCGCTGTTCAATGCCAATGCGGAGTCAGTCAGTCTCGCCAGCACCCGCGCAGAGGGTACCGCTGGAGCACTTGCCGCACGGTTCGACAAGGCCGCAGAGGCCCTTGCTGAGAGAGTGGAGTCCACAGCAATAGCGACCAAGACCGCCGCCGATGCCTCCACGGCAGCCCTCGTCGGTCGAATCGCTCCACTCGAACGAGCAGTCATCGAGATTGCTGCGATCAAAACCCAGTCCACCGAGAACCGCACCCAGTCCAACTGGTCCACGGGGCAAATCATCTCAGCGATATTTTCGACCGCCGCTCTCGTCGGACTTACGGTCGAAATATTCACCCGAATGATCCGATAAAAAACACGAAGGAGTACCCAATGGTCGGTCGAATC